GAGCTGACGCCCTTCCAGATGTTGGTGTTCACGTCGACCTGCTTGGCCAGCTGCAGGAACGGGTTATTCGTCCCCTGTGCGGTCATGATGATCGACGGGTCGATGAAAACGGGTATGCCCAGGCCTCCTGCGGTGCCCGTGCCCTCGGACGCGGCACGGTACTCGGCGTAGGCCCGCAGGGACTGCCGCTCGTCGTCGGTCAGCGTCGCCGCGGCCTCGCCCGGGTTCAGCGTGACCATCTTCTGCCACGCAGAGCGGTAGGGGTCGTTCTCGGTGACCAGGATCCGCCGGGCGGTGTCGGTGTTGCGGCGGACCTGCTTCTCGACCTCGTCCTTCTGGTCGGAGCGCAGGTGCATCGACGCGCGCCGGTCATCGAGCACCCGCAGGGCCGCGTCGCGGGCCTCGGGCATGGACATGCGCCGGACGCTGCCGCCCGGGTCGTCGTTCGCGCCGAACGCCGCGGAGGCGATGGCGGTCCTGACCGCGGCCGGGCGCCGCTTGAACACCTCGCGGATCGCCCGGTCCTCCTCGATGCGCTTGAACGCCAGGTCGCGCAGCTTCAGGCCGTAGGCGAAGGCCCGCTGCTCGTCGGGGGTCTTGTCGCGCAGCTCGCCGGTCGTCTCGTCCTGGTGGATCGAGCGCAGGTGCGCGTCGAGCACGTCCACGAACGTGGCGAGCTCGGCGGGGGTCTTGCCGCGCAGCTCCTCGGGGTAGCCGTCGGTCGGCTTGATGTCGTCGGGGTTCTTGCCGCGCAGCTCGGGCAGGATCTCCAGGCCGTGCTCAGTTTCTGCGGTCATCGCAGTTTCACTCCTTGGATGCCGCGCAGGGCGAGTGCCTCGCCGTCGCGGCGGAAACGATCGGACAGGGTGGGGTCCGGCTCCGCGTACTCCGCCGCGTCGCCTTCTTCCCGGCCGCTCGCCGCCCTGGCACCTGCCGGGGGCCGCCCGATGACCGGAAGCTTGTCGAGCACCGACCGCACACTCGCGGTCGTGGGCTCATAGGCCGGGAATACCACCGGCCCGAGTTCGGGGACGCTCAGCGAGGTCAGGGACCGCAGGGGAAGCTCGCCGGAGCGGTCGGTCCACATCTCGCCGCCGTCGTCCACGGTGAAGCGGAAGCTCATGCCGTCCAGGGCGCCGTTCGCGACCGCGTCGCGGACCGGGGAGATCAGCCAGTTATCGGTCAGCCTGGCCTCGATCCACAGCCCGGTGCCGTCCTCGCGGGCATCGGTGATGCGGCCCAGCGGCATCGTGCCGATCAGCGGGTGGCGGCCGTGCTCGAACATCAGCCGCGGGTAGGCGCCCTCGGCGATAGCACGGAACGCGCCGGGCATGATCTGCTCGTCGAAGTCGCCGTCGCTGGCGGCGATCCGGGCCGTGCGGTTGTACACCGCGGCGTAGCCCTCGAACGTCAGGCCGTCGTCGCTGGCCGTGACATCGAACGGCGCGGCCAGCGGGACCGTGCGGAACTCGCCGTCCGGGCCGCTGCTGTTCATGCCGCCTCCGCTTATCTCGATGCCGAACTTCTTGCACGCCGCCTTGATGCGGGCCTTCACCGTGGACAGGTTCACGCCGTTGAGCGGGTACTTCGCCGCGTTCTCCGGCTTGTTGATGTACGACCAGGCCGCCATCGCGTGGGCCTTGGTGTCGATCGGGTACTTGCCGTTCTTCGGGTCGGCGTAGGCAACGTCGCCGTAAGGCTTGGTGTCTGCCCTGTCCATGCCCGGCCTCCCGGCTGAATTGGCCTGCCCGCCTCCGGCGTGGGCCTGCTTCATGTAGCCCGGCAGGACCGCCATGATGATGTTGGTGGCCAGCCCGTTCGCCATCGACGGGGGGACGCCGGCTTTGAGCAGCAGGTCGCGCAGGGCCGTCCACTTGTGCGCCGCCCCGGCCCACTTCGCGTGGCCCTCGCCGGTCGTCCAGTACTTCCACAGCGCCGACCCGTGGCCGTACTTCAGGTCAGATACCGCCCGCTCATCCACTGGGCGGCCCTCCCTTGCCGGTTCCCGCGCTGCCCGCAGTGGGTGGGGCGGGAGCCGGGGCGGCGGGCGGCTTCGCAGGGACCGTGGGCCCCTTCGGGTGACCGGCGCTGTCCGCACCCGGCAGCGGCACGCGCGGCGACTCGACCCCCGGCGCCCACAGCTGCACCGACACCATCCCCGAATGCACCAGCAGCGTCATGTCCTGCGCGGTCACCGCGGCCACCGCCGACTCGGGGGTGAACCCGTCACGGACCAGCAGCGTGATCGACGCCGCCTGCACCTGGCCGATATCCGCGGCGTCCTTGGCGTCCTCGCGCAGGATCGGCATGTCCGCGACGTCGAACCACAGCTCCGCGTCCACCGGCACGCTCACCAGCGGCGCCAGCGTCGACGCCAGGTTCTGCAGCGTCGGGAAGATCCACGAGTCCGCGAACATGCGCCGCGAAGCCGCGAAGTTCCCCGCGTTCAGGCTGGAGCCCTGCAGGCCCTCGCCGATGCCCAGCAGCGGCGCGGGCACCCGGGACAGCAGCCCGATCCGCGTTTCGCCGCCCGCCTGCACCGCGCGGAAGTCGATCTCGGCCAGGTTCGCGCCGACCACCGTCGCGTCCGCCCCGGCCGTCAGGTACAGCGTCCGGTAGGCGTTCGCCGTCCCGGTGTGCCGGTCCTCGAGCATGTTCACGATGTCGTCGAACTGATCCCTGGACATCGCCGGGATTCCCTTGACGACCAGGTTCGGCGTCGCCCCGTTGCTGAAATACGTGACCTTGTGCTGCGCGGCGAGCATGTCACCCTGGATCTCCCGCACAGCCGGGGTGATCCAGCTCATCCCCATGCCCGGGGACAGCGGATCCGGGAGCGGCGCGAAATGCGCCACCGACGACGGCGGCAGCGTGATCAGAGCGTTGCGGTTCCCCGGCGTGAACCCGCCGTTCTGGTAGGCGTAGCCGATCACCTCGGCGTCCAGCGCGCCTACCGGGTCATCCGGTTCGGACTGGCTGCCGGACACGACCGCCGTCCAGTCCGGGCGCAGCACCCGCAGGCGGCTGTTCTGCTGCCAGTTGGTGACGAAACTGTTCCCGGCCAGGCCCGAATGCCATTCCATGCGGCCGATCAGGTCCCCGGTCGTCCCATTGGGCCACGGCCGTTCGAGCACGGCCAGATCGCGGGTACTGAACATCCGGCCCGGGGTTGACCTCCGCTTCGCGATGTACTCCGCCGTCATCCAGCGCGGGTTGCGGAACGTGAACCGCGCCTGCGACAGGACCATCGCGCGGACCATCTCCGCGCCGAACGCGGGCGGGCACGCCTTCACCGCCGCGGCGTGACCGGGCAGGTCACCGGAGAACTCGCGGGCCTTGTTCTGGCCGTAGGACAGGTTCAGGCCGCCGCCGAACCCGTACACCTGCCCGCCGTAGGCGAACTGGTTGACCATCCCCGAGGGCAGCAGGTACTCATTCAGCCACTGGTCGATGGCGCCGCGCGTCTCACCCGCCGCGGGACGGGAGCGGACCTCGGCGAAAGCCGCGTTAACGCGGTCCAGTGCGCCCGGCACGGATCCTCCGCTGGTCCTGCCTGCGCTCAGCCGACGCCGCCCATTCCGGCGACCTGCCCTCACGCCAGCCCGCGCGGACTGCCACGGCGCACCACGCCGCGCCCAGCCACAAGGTGCTCAGCAGGCGGGCGGTCACGAACCCCAGGGCGAGCAGCAGCCAGGCCAGGGCGCTGCCCACCGTCCGCCAGAAGCGCACCTGGCGGGCCTGCGCGGTGATCCCGTCCACCGGGACCCGCTCCAGCAGGCTCGCTGCCATCGGTGCCTCCCTATCGCCAGGATCCAAAGAACTGCGGGGCGTTCAGCCCGTGGGCCATGTAGCCGTGGCGGGCCAAAGTGACCGCCTCGAGCGGGGAAATGCCAGCCGCGGGGTTCTTCTGCGCCCACACCCACGACTCGGCCACCGGCCGCGTCCCCGCCGCGTCCGCCGCGTCGGTCAGCGGCCCCTGGCCCAGGTGCCGCCACCGGCCGTTCTTCACGTCCTCGGCCAGCGCCACGCACGCCGTCGCGTACTCACCCGGGCCCACGATCTGCAGCAGCCGCTTGCCCGGCGCCGGTTTCGTGGCAAACCCGAGCGAGATCAGCTCCTTCTCGAACGCCGGGGCCTCCGTGCCGCCCTTCATCACCAGCACGCACGCATCCTGGCGGTTCGCGATCTCCACCGCCGCCGACACCAGCCACGCCGTCCCCGGCCGCCGCTCCACGAGCTCGCCGTGGCCCAGCTCATCGGGCCGCCCGCCCGCCGCCGCGATCGACGACATGACGCCGCCCGGCTCCACCGCGATGCCCAGCGCGACCCGGCTGGTGATCACCGAACCCGGGTCACGGCAATCCGCCCACTGGCCAGGGCTGAACTTCCGCCCCGACGCCGAATCCCACACGCCCAGCGCCTCGCGCATGAAATCCTCGGCGCTCAGCAGCTTGCGCATCCGCAGGATCGCCTTCGCGGGCGTCCGCCTCGGGTACGACGCGTTCGCCTTCCGCCACGCCGCCCGGTCATCCGGGTCGCACTCCGGCGGCGCCGACATCTCCACGTACAGCACGCCGCTGCTCTCACCCGCCAGCGCGTCCGCCCGCAGCCGCGAAACCACCTCACCCGGGTCAGACGGCTTCGGCGGCGTGCACATCAGCACGATCTGCGGGTTGACCGCCTGGTTCATCGTCGGCACCAGGTCCGACAGCGCCAGCTCCGTCAGGATCTGGCCCTCGTCCAGCACCAGGCGCCGCACC